TAGGTGTTTATACCATCAACAAAATCAGTGTTATTAACTACAGCGCGGGCTGTTGTTGCTGCTCCAGTTAAAACATAAGTATTGTTTTCGTGCTTGGATTGAACCTTTACGCCAGATTGAAGCTGCAATGCAATCGCTGTTGTTGGTGCTGAAACAGATATTTTTCTTCCTGTTAGATTCCTGATTGCTCCTCGATATACAATTGCCGCAGTAATACCAGTAACTCCAGCACTCGCAGAAACTTGAAAGTCCCCTCCTGATAAATCAGTCGTATCTGCACTTGAGGAAACAGTAGTTGCATAAACGTGGGTTGCATTTTGCAAACACTTCAAAAGCCCGCTATTGCCTTTAAATACAAAGTTTTTTACGTCCGCAGTTGCAACAAACCCATGCTCTCCCGCATTGTGACAATAAACCGCGTTTTGATCACCAATTAATTCATTATTGGCATACTCAGCATACTCAAGTTTGTTACCTGCTACATCAATTTGAGACAAAAGCCAGTATTTTGCACGACAATTAAAATATTTGTTTTTGAATACTTTTATCGGGAGTCTCGCAGTAATCATTGCACTAGCTTCACCAAGGTAATCATAAATTTCATTATCGTAAAATTCATGACCACCTGTTAGGGTTTCACCAGCAATAACATTCCCTTCACCGCCTGCATTAAATACAGTAGCGTTCAGGTTATTCCACTTGAAAATATTATCGTATACTTTCCATCCACGACCAAAACAAGCTGCTGAGATGGTTTGTGGCTGTGCAATGTTATTAAAAGTATTTCCATAAATAAGGTTGCCATCTACCCACTCATGACCATCAACATAGATTTCGTGAGTCAATACGGTTTCTCGCCATTCACCACCAATGATTGCGCGTCCATTGTTTGTCGCGTCTTCAAAAGTATTAAATGCAATAATATGCCCGCAGTAGGAATCACCATCACGGTTCATCTTAGTGCAAACGCCACGTGATCCACCTTTAAATTTATTTCCTATAATTTCACAACGCTGCGACATAAACACAAAGCAGGTATAGTTTCGATGACCTTCGATTTCCGATCTGTATAGCCCGCATCGCAATGAGTTTCTAATTTCAACGCCGTTGCCGTTTGTCATAATCGGGAACATGCGACTTAGTTTGCATTTGTATCCGTAGACAATGCCTACGCCTAAGTTATTGCCTCCGCCAGTGCTTGCAGACATTTCATAACGTAAATTTACTATGTGACTAAACTTAACTTCTTGACCATAATGTCTCTCTGTGGAAAAGGTACTTAATTCGGACTCGGTAGAGCCTGTAAACGCTGGTGATATCGTTACAATCGCATATCGACTGTTTGACTTGTTTATAATTTTGGCGTTATGAAAATCAATTGTACGGTTATGTTTGCGATTAAATAAAGTATTTGATGTCTTGAATATGCTTGTTGATTTTGCATAAATATCCCCGTCGTGGGAATCTAATAGTAACTGCATTTCTGCGGTTACATCGGAAACCCCTGTTACATCAGACACAAAATCCTCAAACCAAACTATCCTATTTTTTACCGCATTTGACTCATTTACCCACCCCGTCATATTCACATTAGGATCATTCGCATTTCCATCAATGGTGCTTTTTACGATGTCGCCATTGGTTAGGACGACGCGTTCATTCTCTTGGTAGCCACCAACACGAGAATGCCACTTTGAGCCACCGTTATAGTTGACTTGTTGCTGTGTCTCCCCGCTTGCATCAAGAACATATTCCGCAGTTGTTCTATTTGGCTTTAAAATCCAGCCTGTCATGTCTGTATTCGGGTTGTTTTGGTTACCCGCGACAGTGCTTACAACTTCAGTGACATTATCATCAAGAAGTAAATTTGAACCTTCAGGATACCCACCTATTAAGGTTGATAATCCTGCATTGTATTGGTAGCGCCCACCTTTACACAAAAAAGAAATATTTTCCGTGATGTCAAAAAGAATACCATTAAAATCTGTACCTTTTGGCGGTTTGCCACCTAAGCGAATTGACTGCATTGTAAGTGGTGGAAATCCAAGTTGGTAAGTAGCGCTATTATCAAACTCGCCTGTTACGTTTTGAATTTCAGTTTTTTCGCCCTCTTGTGCGAATGGCGTAGAAATTAATCTAGTAGGTTGTTGCATTTTAATATCCTATGAAATTTAAGTGGTCATCCAGCTTTTACAATATAAAGAAATGCCATGTTCTTTGGTCGGTTTTCATTTGCTGTTGGGACTACGCGTGAAGCATCAAAACTAATAGTTCCCCTGTCGTCCGCATCCCCTGTTCCTGTCGTCGCAGAACTAGTCCTTGAGTACGAGAATGCGCCAGACGCGACACTACCTTCCGCCATTACATTGGTAGCAGAGCCAGTAATGTTTCGAATTGCATCACCCTGAATAACACCTGGCGCATCGGAATTACCACCAAGACCACGAATAAAACACCCTCTCAGGTCGGGAAGTGATGAGCCATATCTAGCAAACAACTTTGGATATTGAGCGCTTGTTATTGCTCGACCATTCATGGCTAAAAAACCCGATGGCGCGGAGTTTCCAAAATATGGAATTGGCGAATAGGCGACTATATCTAAAATATCGCTCAATTCCTTGCCTTTTGCTGCTGTTAATGCTGCATCTACTGCTGTGCTTGATAGGTTATCAACAATCTTAACAATGCCCGCAATACTCGCAGTTGCAGAAGCGATAGAGCCAGCACCCGAATATATAGCCCAACATCCCGCAGTACCGCTGCCGTCTGGATCGGTTAGATTGTTCGGGATGAGGCTAATGTAATCGCGTGTATAGTCGTTAGACGCAAGAATACAACCTTGATCATAACCGCCAATTTTCGCAGCGTAGGTAGGGTCAAACTGAATACGTAACCCTTTTTGACGGTGAACCATATTTGAACTAATGGCATAAAGAGCACCGTTCATGTCTTGACCGTTTGGGGCGATACCACCCGCTTCTTGCGGGGTCATTGTGATAAGCGGAAAACCATCATTAAGCGTGGCATCTTGCACATCCTGAGATGGCTGCCGTTCCTCTTGAATCGTGTTTTTATTTGTGGCGTTCCAAGCAAATGCTTTAGACCACATAATTTCAGGATTGCTCATTGAATAAATACTCCGTGATCAAATGTTTCATACTCTGTACCATCAAAGCCGAATACCTCCGCAATTGGTTTTTCTTCATAGGAGATTAACACGCCGCACGGCTCAGGTAATAACTTCAAAGTGTAGACAATTAAGCGCTGAACAGCGGTCAACTCAAACTCAAAAATATACTTTGCCATCATGTGTCCAGTGATGTAGTAATAAACCTTTTCAGTAAAAATCATTTGAAGATATTTATTGATGTTTGGCGCTGTGGCATAAAGAATATTTGAAGCAGCCTTGATGATGATTAGCTCTTTATAAAAATTATCAGGTAGGCGATAGGTGTTAAATTTTGCACCGCCTGCGTTAAATGGGGCTACGTTAAAAGGCGTGAAGTTCTGCGATACAGGATCGGTTTTAAATCCGAATGTGACTGCATCAGGGTCGCTCATTTGCACATTTCGATTTACACCAACAATACGCCCCCAAATATCCAAGCCCCACGATGTTGCCGAGCTTAAACGCCATAACATCGAGTAAAATTCTTCTGCGGTGTGCTCAGGGTCTAGCACATCTGCGATTCCCTCAATAATCCCGACAATAGCAGGACTGTTTGCATACTGCGACATCAAAGTATCTTTAACATCAAACATTAGACAATCTCTATATCAAATTCAGTGGTTACTGGGTATTCATCCACGCCAAGCTCAAGGAAATTCATCCATGTTATGCCATCAAAGCTTACTTCAATGTCAAGCAGACTTAAATCAATCGAATTGCCAACAGGGCAAACATAAGCGGAAGCTCTGAGTTTTTGACCTATGCGTGCACGAGTCTTTCCAGTTTTCAGCGCATCAAGAATAGCGTTCTTCATCGCTTTTTCATCTTGCAATGACATTTCGCTTTTATCTTCAAGCGTGACTTTAAACTTGACTGTTTTTAATGTTGGTCGAAGAAACTTTACTTTATAGTCGGGCGGGTCTACTGGGTAGGTATCATTGTCATAAACAGTAACTTCTGTATCACCTGCAAAAGAGCAACCAGTTCCGCCTTTAACCAAAATTTGCCAAGCAATGTCATAATCAACACCACCGACCACGGAGCAAAGCAAGGTGTTTCGCGTCACTGGATAATTAGTCACGCCAAAGTTTACGGTGGCATCGGTTGGATTTGATTTAACCCAAACATCGACCACGTTCGGTAAATTGGCTACAGCACCACGCACAGCAGCATCGGTTAATTTAGCATTTGCTGAAACCGATTCTTGCCTGCGTTGCTCGAAGTTTTCAGGGCTTTCAGCATTAACACCTGCAATGGCGGCGCTTGTATTGGTCGAACGGTCTAACCCCGAAAGAGCAACAAGAATGTTTGTGATTGTGTCAATGGATGCCTCAATCGGCCCAGCGACAGTGCATTGTACAAAGCCATCAATATAGCCAGTTGAATCAATAATGAGTTGAGTTGTTGTCTCCCAAATATTGCCCGCCACATCGCTGATTCTATATCCAGCAGGGACAATCGTTCCATTCAAACCATGCAGGCGAATTTCAGCAATTGAGTATGTTTGAGATTGGCGTGTGATAAAATACAGCTCCCCAATCGCATCTTGCCAAATACCTGTAGAGTATTGAGGGTCGATTTGATTCATTAACTGAATCCACTTATTGCGCTCGTTTTGAATAACCGCTGTGATCGATGTCGCTAACTGCCCTTGCGGGGTGTTCATTGCGGTATTCAGGTTTGAGCCAAAAGCGGTTTTTAGGATTTCCCACACACCTGCAAGCACTTCATCTGTAGAGGGCGCGACAATGCCATTTTTGGTAATTTCAATATCAGGAATCATAAACTTACAACTCCTGTTTGATCTTGATCATTTGTAAATTTAATCATGCCACTAAGCACCCGATTTTCAATTTTATTGAATGTTATATTAGCACTAATCACACCATCGACAGATAGTGCGGCTTGCCTTAACTCTGACTGATACAAGCCAAGCGGGTAGGATGATTTCCCTAAAATAGACTCTGAATAAGGGATACCATCATTTTTATTAAAGTACATATCACCACGAAATACACGGCAAGCCGATGCAATGTCTTGCGCTTGTTGGTAGACATCACTAGCAATGGCGATATTGCCGCTTGAATCTAGTGTTAAATCCCAAGTATCAGGGAGTAAAAAAAGAGTATTAGCCATTTCTTGGGATCCCCACTGGTTGCTCTGTATTGCCTGCGCTGTCGTTTGCTTGGTCGTGAATGTGTGTATCTACCACAACACCATTTGCAAGCGTCAGAGTGCCGCTAGGCGCGATAGTCAAGCCGTTAATGTTCACATTGCCAGTCGTCTTGATATTCATGCCACTATCAAGAAACTGAATATATTGTGTGGGCGCACTGTTTAGCATCCCGCCAAGATACACGGCATCATTGATATTAAATTGTCTACGTGAGTTTGGCGCTGCTTGTTTCTTGTTACGCTTCACCATTGAAATATCGCGCTCACAGTAGGCAATCAAGCCAATATCACCAACCTTTGGATTTAGAATGACTGCATTACCGCCCGCTTGTAATCGAAAGAAAGGCACGTTGTTTATCGTTGCGCGGGCATAGTTATTGTTTGATCCGTCCATCATGAAAACCATCGGACGGACAGACAGATACCCAACCGCAGCCGTGCTACTTGCTTCTTGAGTAATAGCCATTACCTCACCTAGCATTAGGGTGTGATTTTTACCCATCAATGAGCGTACAATGGCTTCAAATTCAGCAGCACCGCCTACGCTTTGGGATGCTCTATAGTTTGTCGTCTGTTGATCATTTTCTAACGGCATCGGTACTGTTCGCCCAAGTTGCATTAACTTCCATAGACCAGCGCCCATTCGGTACGCCACTTTCGAGAATGGTTTTTAAGCCGTACACGCGCCAAACACCATTACAGACTTCAATGATACTATCTTTCACCTCCAAGTTTCCACCAAAGCGAACTAGAGGATTATAGAAGCATTTAAATGATACGCCTTTGATGTCGGGAGTGGGGTAGCCCTCAAGACCGCTAGTTGGTCGTATCTGTGGTATTGGTATTTTGCGCTTGGTGTTTCGTGGTGCAATGGCAATTAATTTATGTTCGATGTATAGGTCGAAATCATAATCATGCGCTAGCTGTCGGATTGTTTCTAAATTCGCGCCCTCTGACATAAAGCCATCAGGGATGATATGAGAAACACCGTTATTCTCAAATTCATAGCCCATTCGTGTTTCGGTGATGATTCTAATCACCTCCGCCACATCAACCTCATTAATGATTGCCAACGGCTCAGCAGGCTTCATTTGCTCGACTAATCCAACAACACTATCAATATCAAGAAACGGATCGGGCGCGGAATCCATGTTAATAGTTGCAGTAGTAATATTACCCTTATAAATAAGCTCGAATGGCTTTCCTTCTTCACCCGCTTCGATTGCAACCTCATTTAGCATTGCATCTAGCGTATTCCATTGCACACGGAAAAGCGCAAGCATCTTAGTGAGTGATAAGCCATAGACTTGAATTTTAGCGGTTGGCGATAAGCTCCCATTTCCCGAAACGATATTGCACGAAATGCGAAGCTCAGACGATGCGATTTGATTGTATTCACTTTCAAATACTTTCTGCTCACCGTTCTGATTTTTTCCGTTTAGGGTGATCGTTACCCTTAGTTTTTTTCTGTTCATAAAAAAGCCCTCAATATGAGAGCTAGTTTATCATTTTAACGGTATGTGTATAACTTTGATGAAGTGAACTGACACTAAATAACAAGGTTTATGCAATGCACCTAGATAACCTTTAACTATGTACTATTGCTGTGTGCTATTCACTTCTCAAAATTAACTTTGGTCGAGTGAACCGCACGATGACCCCATGCCCTATACAGAAAATTCACTCTCCAAAATTACCCGTCTTTCCGAGTTGTCATATCGAGATTACTAGCCCTAAGCGAGCCGTTTAATCCTCCTAGCCGAATGCGACTAGGTGTGTATGCCACCAATTATGTCTTGGTGGTGTGCCATGTGTAATATTACCAACAAGCCTATATAAATACAAATCAATATTTCTTATATAAGACCATCCTTCCAAGTCAAAACAAAACGGTCGTTGAATTGGTCGAAGCGTGGATTTTCATTTCCATCCAAATCAACAAATACAAAGCCTTCTTCGATTGGGTTTAAGTTTTGGCAAATACGATTATAAATAACAGGCTCACCGTTTTTAATGATGCTCATATAAATCTCATCAAGTCGGGTGTTTAAGGTCAATCGGTAGACATTCCCGCCTAGAGTGACTTGCAGGTTTTGATTGGCATTTTTTTGTAGGTCAATGGCTAGTGTGGTCATAGGTTGAATTTCCCCGCAAGTTTTGAAAGCATGGATTGACTTGCCTCTTTAGGCTGAACCGTGCCACCTTCTACCGTAGTGTTGTCTTGTTCTGCTTTGGCTTCTTGTGTGCCGAACTCAAGCTGAACTTCACGCACTTCTTCCAAATCAAGTGATGCTGTAATCATCTGAATTGAAGTGTTGTCGCGCATGTAAGCAAAGCGAGTAATGTTGTAATTTCGATATAGGTATTCAGGCGTAACCACATGGAATTTAAGTGTGCTGTTTGCGTATAACTCAAGCTGAGCCAACCATGCCGATTTCTCAAGCTTTGTGCCTTTCCACTTAATCAATTGAACCGATAAAAAGCGCGGATCGGTGACTTTGTTGTATGAACTGAACGAGCCTTTCTCAATCAAGAATTTAGAAATGGTTGAACTGTTTGTATAGTCAACATTCTTTACACTATCAGACAAAAGGATAGGCACGCCAAATTCATTAACCAAACCCCACACTTCACCGAACACGGCGCGGATTAATGCTGCGCCACCTAAACTGATTGCAGCGTCAGTACCCGCAGTTACCAATCCCTTAAAGTTGGGGATACTCGGCATTCCTGCCATTGCCATAAACTCACCAATTAAAAAGCCCTCTATTGAGGGCGATTATAGCATTAATTGAGTAATGTCTTAGCAATAGCGGAAACGCGCTCTTTGCATAGCTTATAAATATCCTTATAAGGCAGATCAGCTTTTAATCCATCACGAATAGCCATCTCAACAATGGTTTCAGCGATCTTGATTTGCTGTAGTGATTTATGATCCAGTGTGTCACGTTGACCTTTTTCAACCCCAAGAAGGCTATTTGTCATCTTAGTGATGTTTGCATAGTACATATTGGCATTGCTACTGCCTTTTGCTGTGGCATATTCAACAAGGGATTTAATAGCATCGGTTTCAGTGCGTCTAACTGCTTTACCTTTGATACGAGCCATATCACGCAAGGTAACTTGATCTTTGGCTTGTCGGAATGCTTTAACTAGCTTTGATTTTTTATCAACAACAAAGTCGTTATTTCGCATCAAAGTTAGTAGAAAATAACACTGATCTTCATTTAGTAGTGCGTATTTTTGATATTTAATACCGCGTGAATCATCGTTACTCACTGCCTCCGTTTGAAACGGTAGCAGTCCATGTTCTTCAAACTTAGATTGGTACTTTAGAATATTTTCAAAGATTGTACGGTGACGGTGATTTAATTCAGGTGCAAGTAGTCGAGAGTCAACACGAAATTCATTTTTGATGAGGTCTAACTTGAAGTTAGTCATTTTGATTTATCCTTTTTAGGTGTGCCATTATTGGCGTACATGCATTATACCACAAATAAAAAAGCCCTCAATAGAGAGCTAGTTTAGCTTTTAACACCCTACGCCATACTTGTACCAAGATTGTTAAGACTTGCTTCAACTCCACGCACTGCATCGGAAGTAATACCCGACACGCTTGAAGCTGTTGTGTAGATATTCAAGTCGCCCATTTTTACATCAACTGAACGGCTTTGCATATCAGATTGCAGACCTTTGCTATTGTAAAGCTTTCTTGGTGTAGCGCTTTGCTGAACCATGCCTTGAGCTTGTGCTGCGCCTTGTTGCATTCGGCTGTAATCAAGCTCACCTGTGACGCTATTTGTTACCGCAACACCTTTCTTAACATAGTCTTTATCAGTGGCATAACCCGCTTTTTTCAATTCACTGAAAAACTCAGTAGGCGTATCTGATCCGATTACATTCTTGTAACGCTTATTTTTCTGCATTAGTCGAACGTAGTCCTCGGCAAATTCTTCAGGGGTGTTGTAAACACGATAAGGGTCATAAGATTTTTCAATCTTGTCATAAGCCTTAACTGTTTTACCCTTCCATGATGATCCTGCTTTGATGTTGCCCAAGTTATTAGTGCCACTAATGACACTCTTGCTCCAACCTGTTTCAGCAGCAAATTGGGCCAATACAGCTTCAGGAGGAACATCAAGTTTCTGACCAATGACTGTAGCCATACCCCAGTATTTTTTAATGAAGTCTGCCTTGTTGCCTTTTGCGCCTGCTTTTAATGGTGCGGTAGATGGCATTGCTCCACCACCAACGGCAGGGGATTGCAATTCACCACCACTAGAGCCGCCAATCTTAAACGCACCACCAAGCACAAAGTCGGCAGCAGCATTCCACGCAGGCGTAACAGCTTCTTTAGCACGTGAACCAAACTCAGCAAACATTTCTTTTGCTTCATCTGATGCGCCAGCAAAGTCACCGCTAAATAGCTTCTGAATGATTGAAGCGTAGCCTTTAAGTGTTGGGATAACCTCTGCCATTACTTTATCGACGAGCTCGCCAAATCCTTTCGTTAAGCTATCAACAGACATTTTAGCGCCATCAATAAGACTTGAGAATTTACCCCAATCGAACAGCGATTGTCCGCCCTCTGCCCATACTTTGTAGTCATCATAAAGCAGTACGAATGCCGCAGCTATTGCAGTGACAACTAAAATAAACGGAGCGAATGGGGCAATAAACGCCAGTGCAGCAATTAGCGCCTTACCAAACAACGGAATAAGCACAGCGCCCAAAACAAATGCCATTGCTTCAAATACATTTTTAACAGTCTTTTGGTGATCCTGTAAAAACTCAAAGAATGCCTTAGCAAAGTTGGTTAGCTTCACAAGCAACGGAATGATCGCATTGCCCATCATCAATTTCATGCTTGCCCAATGTGCAGACAATTGCGCCTGATTTTTGGATAACTCTCGGCTTGCTGCTAGTTCCTCTTTAGAAGATGTGTACATTTTGGCATGATAGTCGGACATTTCTTTCATGGCATCACGGCCTTGCATCAATGCTGCAATCGTGCCTTCATCGAATCCCATGTCTTGACCAAGTGCGTAGGCTTGCTCACTGTTCATTTTTGAGAATGAATCAGATAGATCAAGCATCACTTTGTCTACATCGCGCAACTTTCCTTGTCCGTCTACCATTGCCACGCCTAAATGATTCATGAATGGGAGCAATGTCGTATCGCCTTTCACAACAAAATCATTCATGCCTTTGTTAAGGCCTTTCATTGAATTTGTCATGCCCTCAGCGGTACCACCCAAGGCAGCACCCGCACCGCGCATACCATTAATTTTTTCAGCAGTTAGGCCAAGTGAAGCTTGAAGCTTTAACATCTCCTCATTGGCTTGGCGTGTTTCTTCTGCTACGTTTTGCAGAAATCGGATGATACCCGTTGCAGCAGCCAAAGACGCGAAAACCTTAGCGGCACTTTTTACAGCCTTAGCCAGTCCCTCAAAGTTTTTGGAAACCGCACCGCCTTTCTTCTCGACACCATCTAGGCTTTTTTCGAGCCGTGCATCGGTCTTAATGGCATTCTCAGCCTGAGCTGTATACTTTGACGTATCAAGCCCAAGCGTCACCATGATTGCATCTACAATATGAGCCATTATTTAAGCTCCTCTATAACTGCCTTATTGTGTTTAGCAACTAAATCCACCTCTATGACGTTTAACGCATCCTCTAGGCTTAGGTGTAATGCCAAGTCCGTATATGAAACAAGCCCTGTCTGTAGGGCTTGAAACACGGTATCGGATACGTTCACTGTCTTAGAAAGCAGACTTTCATTAATTGACAGTCCGCTTTGTTGCCCTAAGCTTGCGAACTGCCGTCTGTTAAAAAATCAATATGAATCATTAAGGCTTCTTTTCGGATTTGCCATAATGTTTTGATCGACTCAATATCAGAATCTAATAGGATGTCGCGTGGAGTTCCGCCCGATGGCACAATACGAGCGCAATCAAGAAGCTCATTTAGCA